TTTACTCTAATTTCGTTTACTCCAATATCTGTAGTGTTATCTCTACTTAAAACTTGAATATCTCTTACCTCAACAAAAGGTAACCAAAATTCTATTTTATCTAATATAGCATCTTGTACACCAATTAAATTTTCATTTGTAATATGTTCAAATAATAATCGTCTTAAATTTAAACCTAAGTTTGGTTGAAAAAATCTTTCACCTTCATTGGTTTGTAATAAATTTCTTATGTTGTTTTTTACAGCTTCAATGGTTGTTGAAGTTGTCGCAAAAAATCCATCGTTGTCACTCCCTCTACGAATTGGTAAATCAATACCAACTTTAACATTAGTATCATTATCAACTATATAAGGTTTTCTTGATGTATCTTTAATAGCCA